GTCTTAAAAACTACATCAGTAAACTAGAGAATAATATTAATGAGATTAATAAGAAGACTGTAGATTATTCTATGAATGACGAAAAGATGAAACAACTTGAAGTTGATCTTGACGCATTCATTCAAGAAAAGGGAGAGCTTACGAAGCAGAAAGAAGCTTTGCAAGTTGCTTCTGTGATCTTAAAAGATAGTGGCATCAAGGCAAGAATTATTAAACAGTATGTTCCTGTGATCAATAAACTCATCAATAAGTATCTTGCCTCCATGGATTTCTTTGTTCAGTTTGAATTGGATGAGACTTTCAATGAAACAATTAAGTCCAGATTTAGAGACGAGTTTAGCTATGCTTCGTTTTCTGAAGGTGAAAAGATGCGAATTAATCTTGCTATTCTTTTCACATGGAGAGCGGTAGCTAAAATGCGTAATAGCGCATCTACAAATCTTTTGATAATGGATGAGGTTTTTGATAGTTCGTTGGATGTTAATGGAACCAACGAATTTATGAAAATTCTCAACACCTTGACAACTGATACAAATGCATTTATCATTAGTCATAAAACAGATCAAATGGTAGACAAATTCTCTAATGTAATCAAATTTGAAAAACATAAAAACTTTTCGAGACTAGTATCATGAATTTAATTGAAAACACATCACCTCTTTTGACTACGGAATGCTATGATTTTAATTTTGACGAGCCTCCTTTTGATATTATTGAGTTTTCCAAGGAGCTTGTTAAATTCATGTATGATAATAATGGTATTGGTCTTGCTGCCAATCAAGTCGGAATCCCTTATCGTATTTTTGCTATGCGGGGCTATCCTGAGAATTTTGTTTGTGTCAATCCCCGAATTGTTAATTTTAGCAGTCAAGAAATTGCTTTAGAAGAGGGATGTTTGTCGTTTCCTAATTTGGTAGTAAAAATAAAAAGACCAAAAGAAATTAGAGTAAGATTTCAAACTCCTAATGGAGAAACCATTACTAGAATGTTTGATGGAATGACGGCACGTGTTTTTCAGCATGAATTAGATCATTTGAATGGAATTATTTTTTATAAAAGGGCTAATAGATTTCATAGAGAAAAAGCATTGAAAAAAATGGAGAGTTATAATGTCTGAGAAAGAACGGCCTGGGTTTAGGATTGGAGAATACTTTGTTACTTTTCCAGAAGATGAGTTTGTAAAAGAAGATGAAGATGGTAGAATGTATGTCTTAACAGAAATTTTCAAGATTCGTAATAATAAAACTACTGCTGTTAAACTTAAACAAGAAGAAATTACTCCCGAAATTGAAGACATGATAAATGAAGAGATTAATAAACTTCTTCTTGAAGGAATGAAATTTTATGAAGACAAGAAAGGCGGCGAATGATATGAGCAATATGTATAGAGATGTGAAAGATTTTCATATCGCATTTGGACAACGTGTAAGTCATAAGCCAGAACTACCAGATGAAGATGAAAGACATTTGAGGAAGACACTTCTTCAAGAAGAATTTAATGAATACGTTCAAGCAGAACGTGATGATGATATTGTAGAAATCGCTGATGCATTGGCAGATATCATTTACATTGCTTGCGGAACTGCTGTTTCTTATGGCATTCCTTTGGATAAGGTATTCAATGAAGTTCATCGTTCCAACATGGCTAAATTGGTTGATGGTAAACCCATTTATCGTGATGATGGTAAAGTATTGAAGCCTGAAGGATGGACTCCTCCAGACATTGAAAGAATTTTAGAACAGGAGACTTTTAAATGGTAAACTTGAACACTGGTGAAAATAAGAAGCTTGAAGTTATGACCGCAAAAGTTGACAAGGCAGATTTTGTCTTTTCAAATAATGTAAAAATGGGAGATATCGACTATAAGTACAAGGAAGATGTTATTCTTTCTGAATTTATGGATTACATCGACAAGACCTATGGCGAGCATTATAAGACAGAAGAAAACTCTGTTGAATGTTTTGATGCGTGGATTGCAATGGGAGATTCCACTCCAACATTTCGTAATACAGCATTGAAGTATCTTTGGAGATACGGAAAGAAAAATGGTAATAACAAAGATGACTTGATGAAGGCACTACATTATGTTATGATGTGTCTTTATGTTGATCATTATAAGAAGTAATAAGGATATAAAAAATGGAAATTCAAATTGATATGGAAGCCCTAAGAAGGCGCAAGCTATTCGTAGCAACACCAATGTATGGTGGACAGTGTAATGGTATTTTCACTCGTTCACTTTGCGACTTGACTGCTCTATGTGTCAAGTATGGAATTGAAATTCGTTCATACTTTCTTTTTAATGAGTCTTTGATTACTCGTGCAAGAAATTATTGCGTCGATGAATTTCTTCGTTCTGATGCAGAACATCTTCTCTTTATTGACTCTGATATTGGGTTTAATCCGCAGGACGTTATTGCACTCATGGCTCTTCAGAGTCCAGAGTCTAACTATGACGTTATTGCTGGTCCATATCCAAAGAAGTGCATTACGTGGGAAAAGATTAAGCAAGCTGTCGATAAGGGCGCTGCTGATAGAAACCCAGCATTGCTTGAAGACTTTGTTGGTGATTTCGTTTTCAATCCTGCAATGGATAAGGGCGAAACATCAAAGACAATTAGACTTGATGAACCAGCAGAAGTTCTTGAAACTGGAACTGGCTTCATGATGATCCGTAGATCGACATTGAAGAAATATCTTGAAACTTATCCTGAAATTCTTTATCGTCCTGATCATGTTCGTACTGCAGAGTTTGATGGATCACGTAAGATTGGCATGTATTTCCAGTCTGAAGTAGATAGGCATAATCCTGTAAAGGAGTATGAAACTCTTCTTACTAGAATTAAGAACAATGAGAATGTCGAAAAGACAGAAATTGAGAATGTTCTTGAGAATGCTAAGAATAAAATTTCATCATCTACTGACAGATATCTTTCTGAAGATTATCTTTTCTGTCAGAACGTTCGTAAGGCTGGTATGAAGGTTTGGCTGTGCCCATGGATGCACTTGCAACATGCTGGTACTTATGTATTTGCTGGTAAGCTTCCTGCATTGGCATCTGTTGGTGCTTCTGCTACTGCTGATCCATCACTTCTAAGACAACAAAGAACTGATGTTCCAATCAATGTTGATCCCATGATCAATAGTTCTGAATTGCTCAAGAAGTTTAAATCAATCTAAGTTGAAACAAAGGAACATATATTATGAAGCTCAGTGAAAATACCATCAACATCATGAAGAATTTTTCTAACATCAATCCTTCTTTGCTTGTTAATCCTGGGAATGTGCTGGCGACAGTCGCCCCAGGAAATAGCATCTACGCAAAGGCGACTGTTGAAGAAAACTTCCCAACTCAGTTCACAATTTACGAACTGACAAAGTTTCTTGGAATTATTTCTCTCTTCAAGGAACCTGAGATTGATTTTGGTGAACATCAAATGAAGATTGTTTCAGGGCGTCAGTCTGTGAACTACACGTATGCAGACATTTCGTCTATTGTTGCACCACCTCAGAATAAGACCATTAACATTCCTTCCGCTGAAATTGAGTTTTCCATTTCTCAAGAAGAACTTCAGCGAATTGTAAGGTCTGCTGGGGTGTTGCAACTTCCTAATGTTGCAGTCACTGGTGATGGAGAAACTATCAAGATGACAGTGACCAATAACAAGAACCCAACCACAGATGTCTTTAGCATTGAAGTTGCAAAGACTGATAAGACTTTTAATATGGTCTTCAAGGTGGAGTCTATTATTAAGTTGATCCCAGCAAATTATAATGTTAGGATTACTTCTAAGGGGCTTTCACATTTTAGCAGCGATAACATTGAGTATTACATCGCTACTGAAGCCGACTCTTATTATAATTCTTAAGGTGAAAAATGTTTCGTGATGAATTTCTGTGGGTAGAAAAGTATAGACCTAAGACAATTGATGAATGTATTTTACCAGCGGACCTGAAAAATACATTCACCTCTTTTGTCAATCAAAAAGAAATACCAAATCTAATTTTGTGTGGTAGTGCTGGCGTAGGAAAGACTACCGTTGCACGTGCAATGTTAGAACAGATTGGTGCTGACTATATTGTTATCAATGGTTCTATGAATGGTAACATCGACACGTTGAGAAACGAGATCAAGGATTTCGCTAGTACAGTTTCATTTAGCGGAGGAAGAAAGTATGTCATTCTGGATGAAGCTGATTATCTTAATCCCAATTCTACTCAACCTGCTTTACGTAATTTTATGGAGGAATACAGTGCAAACTGCGGATTTATTCTTACATGCAATTTTCGTAATCGGATTATTGAGCCTCTCCATAGTCGTTGTTCTGTTGTAGAATTTAAGATTGCAAATGATCAGCATCAAAAACTCGCAGCACAATTTTTTAAGAGGGTGAAGCATGTTCTCAATACTGAACGAATTACTTTTGACGATTCTGTTGTTGCTGAACTTATCGTTAAGCATCTACCTGATTGGCGTAGAGTTCTCAATGAACTTCAGAGGTATTCGGTTAATGGCACTATCGATACTGGCATCTTTGCTAATCTATCTGAAGACAACTTTAAAACGCTCGTGGATTTGATCAAGAATAAAAAGTTTAATGAAATGCGTGCGTGGGTTGTTGAAAACGGAGACAACGATACTGCTTCTGTTTTTAGGAAATTCTATGACACGGCACAGGAATTTATTGTTCCAAACTCGATCCCACAGCTAGTATTGATTTTGGCAGATTACCAGTACAAGGCAGCATTTGCTGCTGATCAAGAAATCAATATGACTGCAGCATTTACTCAAATCATGATTGATGTGGATTTCAAGTAATGAACCCATTTGATTTTGTAAATGCTATCAATATGTCAAAAAAGGACTTAATTCGGGACTCGGAAAACCCCGAATTAATGGAAAAGCTTTACAAGCCTTATGTAATCAATAAGGCTTTTTCTTATTTTGTGGACACTATCCTGTATGCAAATGAGATGAACACCAGACATGAGCTTGATAATATTCTTCAAAATGACTATTACCTAAATAGTATTCGTAAAGGAAAACGTTTTTCTAAATGGCACAAACGGCAGGAAGATGCTGACGTAGAAGCGATAAGGGAATATTATAAAGTAAATTATTTTAGGGCTCTTGAGATTCTTACTGTGCTGTCAAAAGAGCAAGTTGACCTGATAAAAATAAAAATAATAAAAGGTGGTAGTAATGTTCAATCTCAATCAACTGGTAGAAGTAAGGCTAAAGAACCCTGAAGACTTCTTGAAGATCAAAGAAACTCTTTCACGAATTGGTTTAGCTTCTAAAAAGGAAAATACTTTATATCAATCCTGTCATATTTTACATAAACAGGGAAAGTATTATATTGTTCATTTTAAAGAATTGTTTTTATTAGATGGAAAAGAATCTACTTTAGCTGAATCTGATATAGCCAGACGAAACAGAATTGTAAACCTTTTAGAAGAGTGGGAATTACTAGATATTGTCTCCCCTGAAAAGACGCAAGAACCAATATGCCCACTAAATCAAATAAAAATCATTGCTTTTAAAGAAAAGAATGCATGGAATTTAGTTACAAAGTATACAATCGGTAACAAATATTAATATATTTCAATAATTTAGTTAACTTTATAGCCCCTTTTTGGGGCTATTTTTTTTAAAAAAGCTGTTGACACGGCATATAGGATGGGGTATAAATGATCATCAAATACGGAGGTATGGACATGGTTACTAAATCATCCCTTATCAACATGATTGAAACTGCGGATCAAGAAAAGTTGGCTCGAATTGTTGGTCGAGCCTGTGTTGCTCTTTTTCGTCGCCAGACCGAAGATGAAAAGGCTATTAATTGTGCAAAACACAATAATAATCGTGGTTTTACACAGGCTGATGCTCGTCAAGGTTCAATCACTGCCAAATATTTTATCAAGCATGGTACGCTGCTGGAATGGCAGATTAATCAATGGCTTAAGATGGACGTTCGTGGAACTCCCCGCATTGTCAAGTATTGGAAACAGTTGGCAGAAGAAGCAGCTAAAAAAGCTGCTTGACAACCGTTTATTTTTATCATATAAATGATCATCAACGAAGGAGATCGACATGCTCTACGTGAACAAGATCAAGGAACTGTGCGGTTGCGATACGGAAACTGCCTATAAGGTTTTCCAAAATATGGTCATCGACTTCTCCGAATGCACTCAAGAACAGTTTGACCGTGAGGCGCTGTTTGTCTTTTCCAGAATATAATATGAAGGAGACAACCATGTACATTGTTACTTTTACCTTCTACAAAAAGTACCAAAACGAAAAGAAGTTTACGAGCTATGATGCGGCACGTAAGTTCTTCAACGTTATTCACAAAAAGCGTGGTGTGACTTCCACCAAAATGTGGGCGATTGACTAAACCTTCTTGGTTTGGTACAATATAAAAATTGCTCTAAAATAGAGGAGAAAAGCATGACAGACAATGTTGCCAAGGGTGTTGATGACGTTACCCGTATGCTCCTTATCAATAAACAGTATGCGTTTATTGCTGGATATTATGAGTCCAAGCTTGCGACTATCATTAGAGATTATGTTCCCGCTGAAGAGCAGGACGGTCTTCTTTTGTCCATGTTTACTGATGCTGGTCGTATCGTAACTCGTGATGTCTTCAAACGCATGGGTGTGTGATGGGAGAGATTGTCAAATTTCCCAAGAATGAAAAGTTTGGAACAATCAGAGGAGAGTTGGTCAAAAAGCCAACTTCTTCTCACGAGTTCCTTCAACTCTGTAAACGTTTCATGAAAGAAGAAGATTATCAGATGCTTCTTCTTGCTATTTGTGATAACGAGTATTATCACATGGCAGAACTTCATATTCAAGAATTAGTCGAGAGCTATTACTCGTTTGCGAGATAACACATGAATATTTTTTATGTTGATGAAGACCCTGTAATAGCTGCTCAGTCACTCGTGGACAAACACGTGGTGAAAATGATTTTAGAAAGTGCACAATTGCTTTCTACAGCACATCGTGTATTAGATGGTAATCCTGTAGATGGTATTCGTGTTAATATTGAAACAGGCAAGGCACGAAAAGTAACAGCGTGGCAAATCAATGATGAGAGAGATAGTTTGATTTATTCTGCTACTCACATTAATCATCCGTCTGCTGTTTGGTGCAGAACATCAGTTGAAAATTATAACTGGTTAGTTGATCACATG